ATGATGAAGTCGAAAGGTGAGACTGGAATCGTTAAGACACTACCCAACAAAGATTTAGTAGAACTCAACACACAGATCACAGCACAACGTTTGATGCAGAATGGTATCGATCCGACTCAATTAAAAAATGCTGACCAAGTAGAAAATGCGATTATTGCAATAGAGTCTAAACCTAAAACAGGAGGAATCACATCTGCAAAATCTGCAAAAGTATTTGACATGGAAGGTAAAGAGATTGATCCTAAAAAAGGTATCATGGGTGGTAAACAGGTTGACGACGATCTACCACCACCAGGTAGCCGTGGCGGCAAAGATGATATTGCAGCGCCAGTGCAGTCTTCGGAAGAGACTATAAAAAGTATGATCGAGGCAGAGAACAAAAAGAATATTGGTAAGATGAGAAATAGAAAAATGGTTAAGGATGCGATTGATAATGTATCACCAGGATTTGTAAAAGGAGATAGAAAATATAATGCGCAACTCGTTGCAGAAGATTTAGCAGAAAAAAAATTTGGTAAAGAGTTTTATGATTTAGATCAAAGACAACAGATAGATCTTTATGATGAGGCACTTAAAGGCTTATCAGAAGATTTTGCACAAGGTGGACGTGCAGGGTTTGCTAACGGCACAGGAGCGCCAAGTATAACTCTTGGTCCTAAAGAAGGATCCATGGGACCTGTGTTTGAAACAAACGATCCTGGAGAGGCAGCTAAAGAAATTATTAAAAGATTAATAAGAGTAGAGGGTGCAAAGATTCCATTAACTGAAAAAGGTTTACTAAGTCTTAATATAGATAGTTTAGATAAACAAAGTTTAGGTGGAATTATAAATTTATTAGGAGGTGAACTACAGTTTGGTATTGGTAAAGACAAAAAAGGTAAAGGCGCTGGATTCACTTTTAGAAAACCATTTGGGGATGGCTCTGGCATGACTAGAAGAACTTTCTTAAAACTTCTTGGTGGTATGGCAGCTGTGCCAATCGTTGGTAAGTTTTTTAAATTAGCTAAAGTAGGTCAAACAGTTAAAAAAGTTCCGATAATCAAAACAGATGATGTTGCTGGCAAACCAGAGTGGTTTGATGCATTGGTCAATAAGGTTATCACAGAGGGTGATGATGTCACTAAAACATTTGCAACAGGTGAGAGACAATCCATTCACCAAAAAAGACTTGATGATGGCACCGTGGTTCGAGTCACAGAGGACGTGGACGATGGTGCAGTAAGAGTGGAGTACGAAAGCGAACAGAACGTATTCGGTGATACAATTACAATGGAATACAAAAAACCATTACCTGATCAAGGTGCTCCAAGACCAAAGGCAGAGTTTACCACAGCAGAGTCAGGTCCGGTTGGCAGACGATCAGGTCCAGATGATTATGACATAGAGGTCGATGAGGTTGGTGGTACGAGTATCAGTGATCTTGATTCTGATGTATCCAAACTAAAAGAGTATGCTACAGGTAAAAAACCTACCATGAAGGAAATTGTAGAGATTAAAAAAAGAAAAGATAGGGCTGCAGCCATAACAGAGGGTGGCGATGAGATGATAGACGCTGTTACAAGAAGACAGGGTGATTATGTTCCTGAACCAGATGATTTTGCATCAGGCGGTATTGCTAGATTGTTAGGAGAATAATGACTCCAAAAGAATACAAACAGATGATGGACTACCTGTAGATAAATTTGAAGTTCAACAGATAAAATTATTTAACGAGTTTAATACTCGTAATCCAAGAACAGGAAAAGCAGGTGGTGGTATGTTAGTGCAACCAGGTTTTGGTGGCACGAGGCAGGGGTATGCTGATGAAAAATTAAGTTTTAGAAATCAAAGAATATTAGACATAAAAAATTTTGTTGAGGATTTTAAAATTAAAAATGAGAGATTACCAACACGAGATGAAATTAAAACAAAAGGTAAATTTGATTATCAATTTATTAAAGATAGAGTAGATGCTGGTGATATCCAAACTCTGTCAACAACAGAGGCTAAAAAATTAGGTCGTAAAAAAGTAGATTTTGAAGCAAGAACTAAAAAACAAAAAAAAACAATAAGTAAAAAACAACCTTTTGTTTTAACCGATGGCCCAAGTCAAATTGTGGGAAAAGTTTCAGATGTTACTTTTCCAAATAAAGAAATGAAAAATAATTATCTTAATGATTTAAGAAAAATCTTTGCACAAAAATATAGAAGAACTCAATATAAAGATCCTGGAGTTTTAACAACTAAACAACTAGCTGAAAAATATTTTGGTAAAGCAAATGATTTTACCATAGCTAAAATAGGAAAAATGAACACTTTTTTTGCTGACCAATTAGGTTTAAGTTTTGAAAATTTACCAATTGAAACTAAATTAGCAGAGACTGCTCAAAGAAGAAGAGGTAGAATAGTAAAAGCAAGAAAAGAACTTTCTCCTCGAGAAAAATTAATTAACACTCAACAAGACAATTTAGTAAATCAAATAAATAATTATTATAGAAAATTTCCAGATGAAGTTATTAAAAATGAAAAACTTACAAATGCAATTCTTTCAAGAATGAATCCAGACGGAACAATAACTTTAAAAACTTTTAATTCGTTTGATGAAAAAAATAATTATTTAAAAAATATTGCTAAAAGTGATGTTGGAGTAATGAGCATAGATCATATTACGGATGTAAAACTTGAAAAGAAAAATGTGGAGTTTCCTATTAATAGACAACTAGCTCCTACAAAAACAAATCAAAGTGTTGTTACAAGAGCAAAAAACCTATTAAAAAATAATTTAAACAAAACAGATGGCGTTAATCAAACTATCGTAAGCAATGTTATAAATAGTTTAAACGATTTAGGATTAAGGGTAAATATAGATGGAAAAGTTTATGGAAGTGAATTAACACCCGCGATTGATGTTGAAAAAAGAATTCTTCCGAACATGCAAAAATCAATTAATACATTTAATTTGTCTACAGCAGCTAGTAATTTTAAAATTAATCCTAGCTTGTTTTTAACTAAGGGTCAAAGAGTCGTGCCACCAAAATCAAGACCAGGTCAAGGTGGTTTTATAGCAAGAGAACTTTTAGAAGATGTGGGTAAAAAAGCTTTCTCTGTTGGAAGAAGAGGATTTGGAACTGCAACTGCAGGTCTTTCCGAATATGTGTTTTATGAAATAGATAGAAGAAATAGACTATCAAAAGGAATACCTGAAGAAGAAGCTAAAGCCGGTGCTTTACAAAGTATTACCCTTGGCGCTCTTAAAGACAAAGAATACATGAAAAATTTAAAAAAGGTGGGAGAGTCAATGGGTGTAGATCCTAGATCTTTTGATGCCGCTTATGACATGAATGTTTTACTCAAAAACTATGATCAAAACAGTTTAAACTTTCAAGATCAGTATTTAAATTTACTTGAAACGGGAGATGAAAAAAGAGCATCAGATCTTGAAAAAAATTTCAATGAATACCAAAAAAGAACACAAAACCAATATGCATTATTAAGCAATAATATTTCAGATAATGTGATGAACACCGTGGGTGCTTCACCTTTAATAATGGAGCAAGGAAGAAAAAATATTACACAGGAACAATTTGAAAAACCTTTTAAAGATTTACAAAAAGCTGGTTTAGAAAAATTAAAAAGAGAAAAAATTCAAGCTTCCCCTACTCAAAAAAGACAAGTAGATACCACTGCTGGAAGTATAGGAGAGGGTTTTTATCAGGCTTTTGATTCTTTAACACAAGGTGCAAAAAATTTATTACAAGGTAGAGTAATACCATTTGCTTCTAAAATTGGACTTCCTCAATATGAACCACAAGCATCTCAAAGAGAAATATTAAGTGATACTCTACAAAATTTAAGCAATAGAGATTTAGAAAGATTTAATTTGGGTAGAGGATATGTTCAAAGCGATCCTGTGAGTGATTTAGATTTACAAAATTTAGCCGCCGAAAGACCTGGTTTATTTTATGCGGGTGGTGGTATTGCTAAACTAGCTGGTGTATCATCAGGCCCACCACCAGAAAAAGGACCGATGTCTCAAGGGTTGCAAGGTCTGATGAAACGTGTTAGAAACTTATAGGAGTATTAAATGGCAGAAATAGACAAAGGACTCCCGAACACTAGAACTAAAATTGATGTCCCTTCAGAAGAGGAGATAGCAGAAGAAGTTGCCGTTCAGGAACCAGAAGAACAAAAAGGACCAATAGAAGTTATACCAGAAGAAGATGGTGGTGTAACATTAGACTTTGAACCAGGAGCTATCAACGTGCCTGGAACCGAATCACACTTTGACAATCTTGCAGATCTTTTACCAGACGATGTATTAGAACCGATCGGTAACGAGATGGTGCAAAATTACATGGACTACAAAAGTTCTAGAAAAGATTGGGAACAAGGATACATACAAGGTTTAGATCTTTTAGGATTTAAATACGAAAACAGAACAGAACC